GGAAGTGGTCAGGATTTTGGCACTTGTACCTGTAACGGTCTTCACACCCGGCAAGCAAAAGGATCAATAATAGATATCTCATACCCTGACATCCACGGCTTTAGCCCACTGAGTCTTAATCTCTTGGGCTTTTTGTTGTTGGTCAGCTTGCCTAGTTAACTCTGCTAGACGCTTCATATTTTGCTGGTGGATCACTCGGTGAGCCTCTGACAGCATTTGAGCATTCTGTTGGTAAGTGGTAATTCTCATTTGCCCAAGCCAACCTTTCCAAGTAGGAGATTAACAATTTTGTCCGACAAATCGTCAGGCAAAAACTTTAGAAAACCTAAGAAATACAAAGCCACGCACCCATACACGAATATCTTGAGGCACATGTCAAAGGTCTTCTGGTACTCATTCACCGACCACACCTTCTGGTAGTTTCACAAAACTCCATCAACTCATAGATACCAATTGCCACCAAGAACAGAACAAACGCACATCCGCCAAGAATCACGGCCAACTCGTTTAACTCTGCTTCTTTTTCTTTGGCTTTCTTCTCTGCACGCTCTAGGGCACGAAGTTCTCTTGCGTCATCAATGTCCATCTGGTCTTGACGGGCTTTAATCTTGTTCCACACGTCAATCTTGCCTGTGGTCATGAAGAGCATTTTGAGCTCCTCTTCAAACGCACGGGCCTGCTCAAGCGCCATCTCAATCTGTAGCGCGGTTCCCATGTTGGAACCCTTGCTCTTCTTTGTCTCAATCAGGGCTTTGGTGGCTGTGCTTTTTGCGTCAAATAACTTCCCGATCATCGGCGCAAGCGAGCCGAGATCATTGGCCACTGCACTGGCCTTCTTAACCATCGAGATTGCTGACTGTATGCCAGCTAGGGCTGTCATCGGGTCTATGGGAATCATTTCCGTTCTACCTTTTTCCATTCAATACAGTAGACTTTTCGGTTGTACACGTCGCCAACCCAAACCCACTTAACACATCTGTATTCGATAGATACAGCCAGTAAAATTATGGATAGCACCATACAACGATGTACGTGCCCCAGATTACAAAACCGGTGATGCCGACCGCCGCAATAATTGCTTCGGCCCAGTCTCTCATTTTACAGCCCTAACACTTTTTTTACAAATTCCGCAGCCACACCGGGGCCAAACAAAACGGCTAGCATTACAGCGTAGAGCATGTACTCGATGTTCCGCATGCGGTCTTTACCGCTATCAAGTTTGCCCTCAATAGACCGGTATCTTTCAGCGCAAACAGCTTCGTGCACGGCTAGCCTTTTGTCAACATCTGAATCCATGATTTACCTTAAACAGTAAGTTCAACCCAGTCAGGGTTGTGGGGCCAAGTAACCGTTGCTCTTGCGTCGGAAACAGTTGCTGGAAAATCTCGCAAAGTCTGGCGATATGTTGCCCACTCTGTTTTCTTGGCAATTGTGCAATCAGCAATCTGAGTCCAATCACAAGCTGTCAATAAAGCATTGCGTGTGGCTCTCAGTTGAGACATCGCAGAATCTTTGGATGCTTGGATTTCTTCTGCAGTCAAGTCAACAACTTGGGCAAGGGATACAAACTCACCATCGTCATAGGCTTCGCAGGAAACCAACTTTTGCGTCAAGCGGTCATGGGCTTTAAACAGGTTGACTCTCTTTGCGTTGTTTTCCGCTAAGAATTCATCGCTTGGGCCATTAGCGTTAAACGATGTATCGGCAAACAGTTCGCGGTAATCGCCCACTGTAATTGGGTTTGTCAAAATTGCAATTTGCATGATGTTTCCTTAGTATGGGCCTTTGTTAAAAAATGCCGCAGTTGGCGGTGTAAAGTTTGCGGTGTATCTAGCATATCCTTTGGTAATGCGTATGTCATCCATGTAACCAATAAAAGGAAAAGAACCAAATGCAGGTGCATCACCAATAGTTGCGTTAGCATTTGTTGGGAATACAATTGAGGTAGAGTTTGTGGCTGAAGTTCCACCTACACCATTTATATAAACTGTATATGTAGTTGCGTTATTTACAACTGCAAAATGTGTCCATACATTTGTAGAGACAGAAGACGCTGGGCCTAGTAATCCGTTAATAAAATATGGGCCGCCAGTTGTGTTCTCAGAAAAATAGGCTACTACTGTGTTATTTCGTACAAATATTTGTAGAGGATAACCAGTTATATAGATCGTTCTAAATGCAGTATCAACAGTTGTTGGATAAATCCAACCTTCAATTGTCCAACTCCCATTTCCGCTAATCGTAGATGTACTAGTATTTAATATTGAAAGCCAATCTGCAGAGCCATCAAAGTACAACGACCCCGTACCATACTTTTTCACACTTGTAGAAATCTGTGCGTTACCCGCAGTTTCTAAATTGTTAATCATGGCGTTGTCAAAGATTGCGCCATTGGTAAAGTTGGTTAACAACGATGTGTTTGTGATTGCCGTTACTTGTGCGGTAGGGGGTGTAAAGTTTGCTGTGTAAACCGCAGTACCTTTAACCATTCTAAAATTAGAAATGTAACCTAGGCAAGACTCATTAGATACATCATGAGTTGCAGTTCCTATTGAAGTCGCTGTAGATTGCGCTAAAGATGATGAATTTGTAACACTAAAAACACTTGTGCCATTAACATAAACAGATACTGTAGTGCCACTTCTGACCACCGCCACATGATTCCATTGGTTTAATCGAAAATTAGTAGATGGATTCCAATCGTAACCTGTATTGTTAAAATAAAAATTATCTGACCCTGCTGCTTTATATCTTAATAAAATACCACCATTATATGAACCAATTGAAAACAAAGCATTATTTGAAAAATTTCCGCCAGTCATATAAAACCAGCCTTCAACAGTAAAATCGCCAGTTCCAAACTGTAATGCTGTGTCGTTTGCGACGCTAAGATAATCACCAGTTCCATCAAAATATGCCGACCCACCAATCACGCTTGTGGAGTAGGCAGTTGTTGTACCAAATGGGCTAAAGCGTTGAACGCTTGGTGCGCCATTGACTGTTGTAAATGTAAAGTTGTTACTGCTATTATCAAGAAATCTATTGCTTTGACAAGTTAACATTGATGTTCCGCTAATTGCAGTCAATGGCGTTGTACTTGGCGTAAAGTTGCTTGTGTAAACTGCCGTGCCTTTTACCAAACGAATGTTAGACAAATATCCATTTGGTACGGCATATCCATTTGGGTATGCGGATTGGGCATAAGAACCAATTGTTGTAGTTGTGTTCCCTGAATAAATAGTTGCAGATATAGAACTACTTCCAACGCTTGTGCCGTTTATGTAAAAAGTTAATGTAGAACTATTTCTAACAACCGCTACATGAGTCCAAGTTGAAATTGGGATATTTGTTGTAGATTCCAAAACTGTTTGAGAATCTGAGCCATTTGTGGAATAAGCAAACCTTATATTATTGCTAGGGCCAGATTGAAATACCCATTCATTATTAGTGTTATCAAAAGGCGACCTTCCAATAAAAGCGTTTTCAGCAACTTTGTCTAAAAAAACCCAACATTCAATAGTAAAGTTGCCTGAACCAAGTTGCATTGCAGAACTACTTGGTGCTCTTAAATATGCGCCAACACCACTAGAACTAGTAAAGTAATTAGACCAATTAGACCCATAAGGCGAGAAAGAACCTTGGGTTGTATTGCCGTTGCGGGTAATGGTGAAGTTGTTTGTACTGCTATCCAAGAACGTATTGTTCTGTGCGCCATTAGTCCCATCGCCATGCAATAGCATAGTGACATAATTAAATTGTGGATCAGGTGTTTCGCCTGAAACTGAATCTGTTTTTGATGCTGCAAACATTTATCAGTCCTTACGGTGTGTAGTTCTGACCGACATTGACACCATACCAGTTTGTGCCATCAGCAAAGAACGAATAAATATCTTGCCTACTTGCAGTAGCTGTGATTGTGGGGTTTGTACCACCGGGCCATTTAACAGTTGACCAAGTAACTGTGCGTGAGCCTGTTCCATCTTGCTTTAAGAACATAATGAAAGATTTACCACTTGTTGCCGTTGGCATTGTGATAGTGGCATTGCCTGTTAAGGTAATAATTTGAACCGTGCCGTTGGTCAAGTCTATCGTAATAGCCGTACTGCTATTTGCGCTGTATGGTGTTTCAACATAGTTAGTTACTGTTGGATTTGTCAGGGTCTTACCGGAAAGGGTTTCTGTACCTGTAGGGGTTACGTAATCTGTACCCGCAGTAGCGTTAGCCAAAGCTCCGCCTGAATTGGCTTTTAACAAAGCCGTGCCGCTTGGGGGCGCAAGGTAATCTGTACCCGCAGTAGCCGCAGATAGCGCAGTACCGTTGCCTTTAAGAACGCCCGTAATACTTGTGGTTAGCGTAATCGCAGGGGTTGATGTGGCAGTAGCCACCGTACCAGCAAAACCATTTGCAGAAACAACAGAGGCAGTTGTAACAGTACCGGCATCGTTGTTAATCCATGTTGGAACACTGGCTCCGTTACTTTTTAAAATTTGTCCAGAAGTACCAGCCGCAGTAAACGCTAAAGTTGTACCGTCGCCAACCGCAACCGCACCCGCCGTCGGTGTCTTTGTTCCATCAATAATTATTGCCATTTTGATTTCCTCAGTAATTTAAGATGACCCATTTTGAGCCGGTTGCAACTGTTACTGTTACGCCTGTGTCTACAGTCATTGGGCCGATTGACAGCCCGTTTGAACCGCTTGCGATTGTCTCATTGGCCGATATAGAAGTTGCGTTTTTTGTGATTGGCCCGCCGCCTGTAACTATCGTTGCCCATGAAGAATCTGTCCCATCAGTTGTCAGAAACTTGCCAGAGTTACCTGTTTGGCTAGGTGCAATAGAATTAAATGTGGCTGATACTACTTGCAAATCCCACGCGGAACCATTCCAGACCCAAGTCTTGGAGCCTAGCGTATAC